GGACGCTTTGAGTTTGATTCGTGAGTCGTCCCTCAAACCAGCAGACAAGGTCGCCACGAGCCGAAGCGGTAGCGACCTATAATCATATATGTGATACGTCTCGGCAAGGTCGCATATCAGCGCGTCCTCATCGAGCCGAATCATGCTGGCGAGGGATATTAATTTTTTGATTCAGATGCAGAGTTCATGATCTCGCCAAGAGCATCGACCATCGCCGTACTCTTGACACGGCCGTTCTCGTCTCGGAGGTGTTCTTTGAGCGATTTGACGCCATCCACTCCGAGCAGCATCTTGGCTGCCTTGACTATTTGGCCTGTCTCGCCTTCGTCAATGCTCGAGAGCACTTCGAGGAATTCCCAATCATCAACCGTCGAGTCAAGAATCTCTACTTCGAATCCATCATTTAATTTAGCCTTCATTTCTTCACCTCCTGCAGACTTGGATCTATGCGGTCTGCTTAATGTACTCGTAGTGAGTGTTGCCGGATTCATCCGGGAGAGCCGTGATGGTTATCTCGTAGCCAACAGCGTCGTCATCGGTGTACTCGATGTCACCGATCTCGGAGATCTTTCCGTGAGGAATGACCACTCTCTTTACTGTGTTGCTATTCATAACCATATCGATGGCCCATACGCCTTCCTCAGCTTCTTTCGAGTTAGCTGTGACGGTGATGCCGTTCGTTCCGGTCAGAGTGCCTGTTACGTTGCTCGAACCATAAACAGCCTTGAGCACTTCCACGTTCAGGACCTCAATCAGAGTGAACTGGAATGTATCTTCCTTCTCTGACTGGATGTTCAGAACTGTGTCACCACCCCACGCCTTGATATCTTCAGTATCAGGGCTGTTGGAGTTTGTAAGACCGTCCTCGCTTACATATCCGAGCGCCTTAAAGTCGGCTCCGAGTGCGGTCGTTGCATCTGTTGGAAGAGTCGTGCCTGCAGCTGCTCTCCAGATTGCACCGCCGATCGCCGGCTTGCCAGCACTTACGTTTCCTACTGTCTGTGCCATTGATTTCCTCCTAATAATGAGTAATGTTATACACGGCTTGCCAGCGATACTGCTTCGTTGCCGTGTTCGTATAGTTGTAATCCGTATTCAACTCGACGCGTGTTACCTCGTCGAGTTCAGCGAAGCCGTCCATCGCCTCCTCCACTTCCTTATTGAGGAGCATCGCCTCGTAAAGCGTTGCCCCATAGGACTGGAGTGCAAGCGTGGTCGTTGTGATGTGGTTCGCTCGGCTACTGCCTGTCTGATCTATCAGCACGTAGTCTGTGACCTGATCAGGCGCTTCCATTACCACAGGAACATCAAGCACGGACGAAAGATAATCGAGAAGTGTTTTCGCTATCATCAGATGCCACCTCCTAACGCTTTGAGCAAGGTATTGTTCTCAGCGTTGTCTTTGCGAGCCTCAAAGGTCTCAGCGTGGACTGATGCGTTAACACGATTTACTCCGACGTAAGTGGTTACCTCGTAACCCTCACCAGCGCGACTCAGTACCGCATCGGCGTATGTCTTGCATACGGCCATAGCCTCCTGGGAGCGAAGCAGGTCCCTCACTCCGGCGCTATTCAGTTTAAAATCAACCTTGCTCATATCTTTCGACCTGCACTTTCTTGTTCCAATCGAGCGGGATCAGTTCGTCGATTCCCTCCGTTGGGATCCCGATGATCCTCCAGTTAGCATCGAAGAATCTGACCTTTTTGCCCGCTGTCCATTCGTGCGAGTCCCCTTTCGGTATCGCCATCTGATATATTGCCTTGCGTCCCGTGAGATTGAATGTCTCAAGTTGTTCTGTCGAATTGACTGGAGCAACGAGGACATTGTCCACCGCTACAGGCGTCTCGGTGTATATCGGTTTATTCAGCGGATCTGTGCCCGTTTGTGCCACATCGTAAAGTGTGATTGTTATTCCTCTGATGGCCATAAATCAATCACCCCCAGCCTCTGCCTACGAAGGCCGAGCCGTGAAAGTTCGGACTTCTTTATAAAAAGGCCTCCGCCCGGCACGAGATATGTGCCGGAAACGGAGTAACCTAATGCAGATTCTGAAAACTGTGTAGCCGGCTCGCTGTTTGTGGACGTCATGAGCGTCCTCGCCACAACATCCACTGTGACGGACTTCGCAACCGATGCGAGCGTCGGTCTCTCCTCAATCATTGCATCGAGGTCTTTACCGACCTTAATCGCTTCCTCACGGAGCGAGTCCGAAACAATCGGGAGAAGTGCATCAGCACGAGTGGATTCGTCAGTTGTCATCGGTCTCCACAATGTGTTGATGTCTTCAATAGTTGCGAAGTTGCTCATTGCTTACCCCCTTATGACTAAGCGTTGTGATATACAACAGAGGTCGGCTGAGTGATCTTGTATCCGAAGGCCTTTCTGCCCTGAACTGCGCTGCATCCGATGTGAGCGCCGTCAGCGAGATCATAAACGCCTACTGGAACGTTCCAAGCGTCTACGAAGTGGCAGAAGTCGCTGTTGCCGATAACGTAGTCAACAGTCTTCTGTGAAGAACCGGAACCTGTTGTCAGTCCGTTGAGGTTGATTGCTTCATATACAGGGATTCCTGCGAGTCTGCCCATGTAGCCCGCACCGAGTTCGCCTACGTTTGCAGCAGCCGCTACGAATTCAGGGCTCTGGATCAGCTTCGCATAGGAGTCGGAAGTAACAGCGATCCACAGCTTAGCCGGATCTACTTTCGCCTTCTTGACTGTAGCGATGTCTGTGACCATCTTCTCGTAGATGTTGCTCTTTGTGAGTGCAGTTGTGTCGCTCGAAGCTGTGCCGTGAGCGATGAGGTCTGCAGCGAGTGCAGCATCAACTACGTTAGCCAGTGCATAGCCAGCGGAGTCGAGTCTCTCTGCTACCATTCCGTCAGGAACTGCAGCAGCCATGAAGCCGTCGATGAGTTCGTTGACAGCGTAGTCGTTGTCGAGTACGAGTGTCTGATAAGTTGTAGCAGGGTTGCTGATAGCAAGACCTGTTGCTGTTACGTAAGCACCTGCAGTAGCTTCGGTCCTTACCGGGATCTTGACAGCGCCGGCAACAGCCGCGCCATCGTGTCTCTGATTGAAGAGCGCAGCGAATACAGAGTTAGCTCTGAGCTTCGCGTCTACGATTTTTGAATAGCTTTCCATTTTGTTTGTGTCCTGAGCCATTGTTTTTCTCCTTGTTAAATTTTGATGTTAGGGTTCATCTTCTTGAATGCCGCTGTAACTCCATCCTCTTCCGGTGGAGTCTCTGGATTGCCCAGAGGCGGAACCGATTTAGATCCAACCAAGCCTTTGAGTGCTTCAGCGCTCTTTCTGATCGCCTCTTCATCATCGCCCTGGATGAATTCGACAGCGTCCAGTGAAAGTCCACACTCTCTTGCGACTCTCGTTTTTACCGAGTCGATCTCGTACTTCGCAATAGTGCCGTCCTTCTCTGTCAGCTGAGTCTGCAGAGTTTCTTTTTCGTCAGTCAGAGCACTGACTTGTTCTGTAAGTCCATTGATCTGCGCATTGAGTTCCTCGCTCTGCTTCTGCAGGTCTTCCGGTGATATCCACCCTTCGAACTCTTTGCGTCCGATTTCCTTGCCTTCGAGCCTTGCCTGTCCAACGAGTTTGTTCACTTCTTCCTGAGTGAATGTTCTGTCATCTGCCATTTCTTACCTCCCACTCTTAACCGTTGTAGTCACGTAATTGCTTATTAAAAAAGCAGACCGTATTGTCTGCCCTTAATAACTGATTCTTTGTTTCTTCTTTTCCTTACTCTCCGAGCATTGCCATATCGCTAAAATGCACGAATCAAGCAGTCCGATTTCCATCTGATCAAACTGTGCCTTGTAGCCAAATCCACCATTGGCGCCTATCGCTCGCTTTTCGCAGTTGGTAGCGACCTGCTCCAATGATGGTTGCCCCATGTGGCATATATCACCGCCATACATAAGTTGTTCGAACTTTGCATTGGCCACGATAATCTCTTTGACTGTCGGCAATATCACACCCTTGAGACCTTCCGCTTCGAGGTCCGCTTTCAGGATGTTCTGATTACCGGATCCATCGATAACAATGGCCTCGGGCTCCATCGACTTGAGCAGTTGAACGATCCAAGCGTTACCACTTCGTAGTGACTGGCAA